GCCTGCTCCCCGGTGAGCCCCGAGAGGAGGTTCATGTACGTGCCGGCCTGCTGGGCCGGGATGCCCGACATCTGGTTGCCGAAGCCGAAGAGGCCCTCGGCCCGAGCCATGCGGTCGTTGGCGCGGCTGTAGCCCAACTGGTTCCAGTCGACGCCCATACCGAGCATGTTGGACACGCCCTGCTGGCCCATGGTTGCGAGGTTGCCCGCCTGCCCTAAGCCCTGCAGATAGTTGCTGACACCGCCCGAGAACAGGTTGGCGCCCATACCCTGCTGCTGGAGGGCAGCCTGTAGGTCGCGCCCGTACAGCTGCTCTGCGAAGCCCTGAGCGTCTAGGGCGCGGGACGTGTCGGCCTGACCGAGACCCCGGGCAAACGCCTCGATGTCCCTGCCTCCGCCCGTGCTGCCGAGTCGGCCCTGACCGTACAGTCGTCCGAACAGGGAGTCCGTGGCGCGCTGCTCGAAGGGGGCCGCCTGCTCTCGCAGGAGGCCGAGCCGCTCGTTCATCACGGAGTCGTAGTTCTGCGGGGTAGCCCCCATGAACTGCTGGCCGATAGCCATCTGCTGCTGGGCGTACGGGTTGTTCATGGCAGCACCGAAGATGTTGCTCATGCCCTGATTGTACTGACCCATGCCGCCCATCGCGGCCTGATACAGAGCCTCGGGAGGGAGGCCGTATGCCTGCGCCGCTCCGTAGGCGCCAGCTACGTCGCCCGCTCCCTGTCCCATGACGTTCTGGCCCATGCCGAAGAACGGGGACTGGGACGCCTGAGTGGCGTAGTTCTGGAAGTCGCCAGCTAGCCCCTGCGCCCAAGGCGAGAGAGACTGGTCTATGCGCTGGGTAGTGGGATTCCACTTCGTGGTGCCCCACAAGTTCCCCGTGTTCCACGGGTTGAACTGCGCCATACCGGCTGCCTTCTTAGCAGCCTTTGCCTGCGCACTGGCAGACAACGCAGAGCCCGCCCCACCAATAAGCGCGCCGCCGACTAGAGCAGCCGTTGTACCAATAGCCATGTTACAGATCCTTGGTGAAGAGGGTCTCGTTCTTGCGGTAGCCTAGCTTCGTGTAGAGCGCCTGTGCCTTCTCCGGGTCTACGCTTTCCAGCGAGACCATGGAGAGGAACTTCGCCCCCCGCTGCTTTGCCACCTGTTCAGCTTTGTTGAGAAGCTGCTTACCGATTCCCGTTTTCTGAGCTTCCGGAGTCACATAGAACGCGAGTTCCGTGGCTCCGCTTACTTTTACGTTGAAGGGTACGGGGAAGACGGCGACTAGGATGAAGCCGACGATCTTGCCGTCGTCGTCCTCAGCTACGCACACAATGCCCAAGTCGCCCATCAGCGCAACCAAAAGGTTGTACACTGTGGTAGGACTGTACTTGACTCCCGAGGCGTGGTAGGCGGTCTGTTCGTAGAACTCCCTCCCTAGCACCCGGAGTTCCTCTATGTCCTCTGGTCTTCCTCTACGTACCTTCATTCAGCCTCCTTAGCCAACACTTGCTGGTGCAAAAGAATGTCCAGCTTCGTCTCGATTCTCGCTAGCCTGTCCGTAGTGTCCTGCTTGTACGAAGACAGATCGGTGGCTATGTGGTTGACGCGTGTCGTCATGTCTCGATTTAGACCGAGCGCCTCGGCTTCGAGTTGGTCAAGCCGAGCCGCAGTACTCGCTGTCTTCACTTTCAGAACTCCGTAGGCGATACCTGTAGTAACTAGCACTGGTATGACGGCTATCACCGCCGCCACCAACTCGCTATCAAGTGTGAATGTAACCACAGACGTTACAGCTTAGCTGCCCCTAGCGGCCAAGTAGAGCAGAAGCGCCACAACCACGGCAACCGCGATTGCAACAACCTTCCACGTGTTGGGCTTCTTCTCTACGACAGGGACCGGCCGAGGCTGCCCGCCGCTGCTGCCGCCGCCGCCTTCGCTGGGGATATCATCGTTTGGTGAGCGCATGTTTGATCTCCTTAGATCTTAGTAGCCATCATTGTGACGGCTTGTGTGTCGAGGACATAGCCGGTAGCCTTGTCCCTGAGAGCGAGTGTCCAAGTTCCCCAAGCCGCATCGCTGAGGCTTACGGCAACCGTCCACGTGCGGGTCGTCGCCAGATCTACGTAAGCCTCCTCGCCTCCGTAGGTACCCGTGCTTCCTGCGTTGGTCCAAGAGAACGAGCCCATGACCTCGTAGTCAGCGCCAGAGCCGTACTTGAGCCAAGTGCCCAGCTGCGTGGCGCCCCCGTCGTCTTCGTCCTTCCAGATAGTTCCGTCAGAGCGAAGCTCGAACTGTGCGAGAGCAGGGCCAGAGGCGCTCTCTTGGGCGTCGACGTCGTACGTGATGCCGGAGGGAAACTCTGCCCCCCGGAGTTCACCGACGTTTGGCCTAACTGCGAAGGTCATTATGCGAGCCCCTTCATGAGCGAGCAGTACCAGTGGCCCGTATCGCTGTAGTACGTGGCGACCAGCAGGTCGACAGAGTTGGCTGCCGTAGACAGCGTCGGGGCAGTTCCGCCCTGCCACTTGAACGCGGCTGGCCAAGACATGGTGCGGCTACCCGTGGCGTCCTGTGTGAGGCGGACGTTGATAGTGTGGCCGTCGCTGGGGTTAGAGATCGTCAGGGTCGTGACGTTGGCTGTCATTGCCGCCTTGAAGACGTTACCGTCGTCGCAGTCGATGGTCAGCGTGGCGCCAGAGATCGTGTCCGTGACCGAGGCGGTGTACGCCTTCTTGGCAATGAGGGTGCCGGTCATCGTACCACCCGCCAGAGGCAGGTAGTTGGAAAGCGACGAAGCTGCGGCGTAGTACGCCGAACTCTGGCCATCCAGAAGATCTGCGTCCAGACCGCTACCAGTTCCGTCAACAGTCAGCAGCTTGGCCAGAACATCTGCCGCCGTGTAGGCAGCGGCCGCTAGGTAGTAGGCGCCCTCCTGCCCATCCAGAAGGTCCGCGTCGTAGAGAGACCCCGCGCCGTCGTTGGCCGTGGTCATCGGGGCGTTGCCGCCGATGGTCAGGGTGCCGGAGAAGGTGGCGTTGCCTGTGACGCCTAGCGTCCCGCCAACCGTCATGTTGGTGGCGAAGGCGTTGGTGGCCGCGTCCAGCAGAGGGACGTTGGCGCTCAGGTACGAATCAGCCAACTCGGTGCTGGCGTTCAGCGGAGCGTAGCCGTTGGCCGCGCCCTTGTTGGACGAGTCTTCCTTTGAGGCGATTGCCGTGGCAATCTCGTCAAACTCCGCGTCGAATTCCGAGCCCTTGATAACCTTGGAGGGGTTGCCCGTGATGAGGACATCCTTCGCCGTGAAGTTAGTGTTCTTGGTGTAGTCAGTCATTATGCGTACCGTCCCACTTTGCAGAATAGGTCTAGCTGTTGCACCGCGAAAGTGGTGCTGCTGATGTCCACGGTGATACCCAGTTTGATGTACTCGCCAGAGCCAGAGCTATTGACGTTGCCAGACTGTAGAGAGACGCCGCCGCCGTACTCTCCGATGTTGTACTCCGCGATGTTGTACTCGGAAGCGCTCGTCGCTGAAAAGCTCTTGGCCCGGGACTTGAAGCCAGTGTTGAAGTCGAAGGCCCAGCGGAAGTTGACCGAGATGGTCGTGTCCGAAAAGAACACCCCAGAGAACCGCTTGGGGAACAACAGGTAGCCCTGCTGCGTGAGATCCATCCAGCCCGACTCGTAGGCGAAGGTGTAGTCCGCCCCATCGTCCAGCGCCCCGCTGTACTCGCCAATCTCTCCGGCCACATCGTCGAGCGCCATGTACAAGACGAAGTTCTTGTCTACCGTCATAGCCCCCGGGGCCAGCGTCCAAGTGCCCATGCACCGGGCGCTGCCACCAGGGAGTCGACCACGTGTATCGAACACGATGGCCTCCCCCCGCCACTCCCGTTAGGAAAGGAAAGGAGGTAGAACCTGTCCTTCGGGGAGTAGGCGGAGCGGAGATTGCTGAGAGTGAAGGTATCCCACAAGCCGAGCAGGTAGTCCTGCACGTTGCTAGATAGGTTGCTGAGGGGGTTGGACTTCTCTTGCACAACGCGGCTGAGCGACTGCAGGCCGTTGGCCGACAGGAACCACAGGTCGCCGTCCACGTTGCGAACAGAGTCCCGGGCGATGCAGCCCGTGCCGCTGACGATGTCCACCACGTACATCTGGGTGGGGTCCATGCCAAGGGCTGACCCGGCGTTGTCGCTGAAGAACACGATGTTGTACTTGCCGAACACCACGAGGGCGCCGTTGAACTCGGCGAGGGCCACGATGGTGTCGGAGCCAGACCACACGTTGGTGAGGTCGAACACCCCGGCATCGCTGCCGTTCCAGTCACCCCCGTTGAGGAGGGCGCAGTACCGGAGGGTAGTCCCGTCAGAGTCCGCTGCCCACAGCCGGCCGAAGGCCGACAGGATGCAGTTGCCACTAGGCGCGTTGACTGCGGCAGACTGGGTGAAGTTACCGCCCGTGCCGTAGATCAGGACTTCGCCCTGCTGGACGCCGTAGCAGATGTCGTTGAAGTTGACGAACTGCCAGTTGCCGGCAGTAAAGACGATGGAATTGGTTACGTCGGACCACGAAGACCCGTCGTTGCTGGACGAGTAGAGGGCGGTGGCGCCGGACGCGATCAAGTACTGGGTACCGTCGGCCTTCCAGTACGCATGGATCTGGACGAAAGGCTGGGCGGCAGGCGTCGACGTAGACGTCGCCCACCCGTTACGGGCAGCCACCCGAGAGTTGTCGTCGATGACGGCGTTCTCTAGGCGGGTCGCCCACTCTGGGCCAAGGATGCCGGAAGACTGCTGCTTGTTGAGCCCATGGAATCCCGGAAGGACCATGGGGATCATGGCAAGCGCAGCCCCTCCGTGTGCTCGGGGTGTGGGCATGTTACTCCCTCACCGCCTCGAACTCGTCGGCGTGTTCCTTGCGCTTCATGTCCAGTTCGATAGCCGCACTCCGGGCCTCGTAGTACCGGCGCTCTGCCACGTTACCGGGCTCGCCAAGTTCCTCGCCCCTCTCGTTGAGGGCGAGCATGATCGTGCCGAGGATCAGCGGACGGGAGGGAACCAGCAGCGTCGTGTCGTCGTCTGCGGTTACGTCGATCTCGTCCTCGGGGGTCCACATCCTCATACGGATGTGCTTGGCCGCATCCGGGGGTGGCCAGACGGTCATGGACAAGCCGTCCCTGTCGGGGCTCATGCGGAGGGAGAAGTACGTGGCGTCGTCAGCCGTGAAGTCACGGTCCGTCTGGTACAGATGCTCCATATCTGCCTGCTGCAGATAGATCATCCTGTCGCCCTCGGTGTCCGACGTGTCGTCGAAGATCCACGCCATGGGCAAGTGGTTCCGGTCCCACATGACGTAGGAGTCGTTCTTGGTGACGCGGCCTCCGGCCAAGATGTCGCCACTATTCGCCTCAAGGCGAGTCAGGTCCAGCACTCGCTGGCTGGCGTCGACCGGCACGTCGATGACGTGCTGCATGGCGGACCAGTCGTACTCCAGACACTCCTGATGAACGTCGTAGAGCATCTCTGCTACCATGCGGGAGTAGTCCGTCTCGATGAGTGACGTCACCGTATCCTCGCGGAGGCGACGTAGCACTCGGTTGACAATCTCAAGAACGGTCATTCATGTCTCCTAGTTAGGACGCCAGCGTCTTCCACGCGCCGCCCACATTTACCTTAGCGCTGGACACGTCTTTCCACACACCGCCAACGTTCACTTGTATCTTGTTGACTGTCTTCCACACACCGCCGACGTTGACCTTTCCAAGGGCACTAGAGGCCGTGTAGTAGACCTCCATAGTAATGTAGTCTATGTAGATCTTGGCGTCGATGTCGTCCGCTTGGAAGACAACTCCGACTCCGAAGTCAGCGTCCTTGACCCACGACTCGGTGAGAGAGTTTCCCCACGTATCGGCCGCCCCTCCGTAGGAGCGTGTGCCATCAGTGGTGCCGGGGTACCAGTTGTCGTTCTTGTTGGTCCCTACTCGCGCGCCAGTAGTGTCGGTTAGCTGGCAGACAACCATCATAGAATCTATGCCACTTCCAGACTTCGCGTCTATTGTGACAATGACGCCGTCTATCGTTGCGCCGGCCGGTATACCAGAAAAGTCAAACCCCTTCGCGTATAGGACATACGAGTACTTTGGGGCGTCGAACGTTAGCTCGGTGATCTGGGCGTACAGCACGTTGTTCGTGTAGATGTTGGTCGGGCTCGTCCACGCATTGTCGTCGTACGGAGCCTCTAGGACACTTGTGCCGGACGTTGGGAACTTTGCGCCTGTGCTTGCCATACGTTAGGCCGTGTACTTGAACCAGATGTCGCCAGCCGAGCCGCCCGAGGCGTCCGCCGTGGAGAACGTGACCTCACCAGAGGAATACGTGTTGCTGGTGTGCTTGATTACAGCGCAAGCCTCAACTGCTACCTTTCCTGCTGATATGCGAGACAGTGTGGTGTCAGACGCACTGCCGAGTTCCACCGTGGACGATGCGTACAACACACCCACCCCGAGGGTATCGGTTGACGGGTTGTACGTAAACGTAGCCGCAGAGTCGTGGAGGAGCCCGTAGTTGCCAGAGGTCATGCCCGTCGTGTTTAGGAACGGAATCTTGAACGCACTGGCTGTACTAGAGGCTGTGGCGTACGGGAGAACGCCCGATCCCAGATTGCCAGCATTGATGTCCGTAGTAGCGTGCGTGTGGGAGGCGGCAGCGACGCCTGCCTCAGCCAACGTGTTGTTGATCCACGCAGCGCCATCCCACTTGAGCAACTCGCCAGCAGCGATAGTCGTGATCGTAACGTCACCGACGTCGTCCAGAGCAGCAACCGAGGCCGTAGGCGTAGCCCACGTGCTATCGCCCCTAAGGAACGTCGTGGAGTTGGCCGTACCGCTGCCAAGGCGGGCGGTTGCCATGGTGCCGCTAGTGATGTCACCGGCCGCGTGCGAGTGCGACAGCGCCGCGTACTTCGAGGCCAGCGAAGTGCCGCCCTCGGAGATCGAACCGCTAATAGATAGCACACCCGCCCCACTCAGGGAGAGGAGGCCTGACCACGCGCTGTCCGCCCACGGAGTTCCCGGTGCGCCGTCGAATCGACGAACACGGAAGGCGTCGTTGTGGTAGCCCATGTCGAGCATCCACTTGCGCCCCAGCGTCGTACGGATGGCCGTCCACTGGTCGCTGGTTTCGTCCCAATAACAGTCGTAGGCAAGATAGGTTCGGTAGTTTAATGCGGCCGCATCGGTGTTCCGTGCTGTTCCGAACGCTGCCGCAGCGCCGCCGGCGTCCACCCCGAGTTGCAGGTAGGAGCCGATCGCGTTGCCGTGCCATTGGCGGCCAGCCTTCGTGCTGGTTACTGTCCCAGTGATAGTCCCGCCGGTCAGCAGGAGAAAGGCCGAGGCGTGATACCCGTCTAGGTAGTCTGCGTTCAGATTTGTGACGGAGGTATTTGAGTCTACCGAGAAGGGAGCGGTAGATCCAGACGTTCCGCCATTGAAGGCCGGAATTCCGGAGAAGGTCCACGCACCAGAGACGGTCTCGTTGGCCGTGAGGTCTGCAAGGTTTCCAACCGTGACGTCTTCGTTGGGCCACGTCACGGTACGGGTCGTGCCCGTAGTGATCGCGTTGGCATTGAACTTGAGGATCTTGGTGCGGTCTGCCCCATCCTCAAACTCAAGGTAGTCGAGGGGTAGCTGGAGCCGAACCGTGTTGCCGGCGTCCGCCTCGATCAGAGTGACGTATACCCCGCCGTCTACATCGTACGCCTGGAGCTGGAACTTGTCGGCTGCGGAGACACCTGTCCGGAGAGTGCCGCCAGCGGCCCCGGTCTTGAACGTGACGTCACCCATGTTGGTGAAGTCCCACGTTCCGGAGATCGTCTCGTTGCTTGCCACACGGGCGAGGATGGCGCCGTCCGTGATGTCGGCCTCAGCGTGGGTATGGGACGATAGAGCGAACGCCGAAGCGTGGTTGCCGTCGAGCAAGTCTGCGTCAAGCAGACTGGCGGCTCCGTCCACAGTGAGGAGCTTCGCCAGCACATCGGCTGCTGTGTAGGACGCAGCCGGCAGGTAGTAGGCGCTGCTCTGGCCGTCGAGTAGATCGGCGTCTATACCAGAGCCCGCCCCGTCCACCGCAAGGATGGACGCCAGCAAGTCAGCCGTGGCCAACTTGGCGCTGAGGGCGGTCTGGAGATCCGTCTGGCTAGACAGGGTGCCCGTGATTGATCCCCAAGCAGCGGTCGTACCGAGACCGGTGTGCGTGTGACCAAGTAGGGCGTATCTCCGATCAGCCATTAGGTTCCTCCGGCCAGTACCGCCCTTCCGTCTGGGGATACTTCTCCGATTCTGGGTGCAAGGTCTGGTTGACCCTGACTCCGCTCTTGATGATGCAGAGGAAGCCGTCCCGTAGGTAGGCTTGCCCCTCTTCTCGGGTGCGGAGTTCTACTCCGGGAACACCCTCTGGGATGTTGTGGGAGACTAGGCACGGGACCGTAGTCCACCCTAGTTTCCGTAGTGCCTGCAGGCGATTCATGCCGCAGGTCACTCGCATGGGGAACTGTCGTTCTATCCCGCCGTCATGTCCGTTGCAGACCATGAGGGGAGACGCCAGTCCGTTGATCTTGATGTCCTCTACCAGCTTCTCGAACCAAGGTGCCTTGTTCTCGCCCAGCGTAGGAGACGACTTGAGCATCTCTATCGGGACGTTGCGGCAGTACCAGAGTCGACAGGGTAGCGGAGTCATTGAAAGAAGAGGGGGGCCTGAGCCCCCCGCTCCTTAGACGTCACCCCAAATGGTGCCACGCTTGAGGACAACACCGTAGAAGGTCGGGCTGCCCGCGAACGAAGTGTCCGCGTCCGTGCCTTCGACGTTGAACGTCGTCACCGTGACCACATCGGAAGCCGTAACCTGAGCGTAGACAAGCTGCGCCGCGTTATCGACCCCGGGGGCGATGAGAACAAAGTCACCCAACTCTGCGCCAGTGACCGTGATGTCGCACTGTCCAGCGACCTGCGCCGCAAGGGTGTCATCGTCAAGGTTGGCCTTGAACGGGATGACAGCCTCGAAGAGGCCCTGAAACTGGAACGGACCAAGGTTCTTGGAGCGATTGCTGGTGTCCGTGATTGCCGTGATATTCGTAGCCATTTATGTCTCCTGTTGAGTAAGTTTGGGGGGAGGTCGCGCCTCCCCCCGACTAGCTCGTGACTAGTCCTTACGCAGGCACCACGATGGCGATACCGGCCTCCGGACGGAGGATGCCAGTGTCGTACAGGATGTCGGCGGTAAACAGGTCCGCCAGATATTCCTGCTTGTACTGGGTCTGGGTGCGGGGACGCATCTGCTCGATCAGGAGCAGACCTTCCTTCTGGAAGAGCAGGCAAGCCCGCTGGTCGACCGCGGTGCCGGTGTCGGCGACAGTCGGGCACTTCGTCGAGACGTAGACCTCGACGCCGTACACGTTGCCGATACGGCCGTTGCGGATGCTGTTGCCAGCGCCAGCCTCGCCCGTAAACGCCTGCTCGGTGAACCGCGAAATGCCGAGAAGGTTCTTCTTCTCGACCGGCGGAATCACGAGCACACGGCCCATCGACGGCACGTCGTTGTCGTCCAGTTCCTTAATCAGGAGCCGGATGCCCTCGTCGGTAAGCGCCGCAGCGTTACCGGCGTTGGCGTTCGCCGTGCTATCCCAAGCAACCAGCGCGCCCGCCGTCGGGGTGCCAATCACAGCCTTGCTGTAGCTGGAGCCCGCAACCGTCGGGGACGCGTCGGCGCCCGCAAACTTCGCGCCCTCGGCGTGGAGCGCCGAGTCCACCTTCACCGCCAGCGCGTAGCCGGCGTCGTCGGTGTAGAACTGACGGAGACGGTCACTAGCCTGAATGGTAACGATGTCTTCGATCAGTCGCGAGTATTCCCAGTGCTCGTTGATCACGAACGAAGACATGCTCTCCTGATTCGCGATCAGCGTGACCATCGCCTCTGCCGTCTTGGCCGAGGCAGAGCCACGGACAGGACGCGGGACGTGGACCGTGTCACCCTTTTTGCCGGTGAACGGCAGGGTAACGACAAGCTGCGGCATCACAAGGTTGGCCTTGTAGCCCGCAATGACTTCATCCGCCCACAGTTCGGGGACGAATGCGCTGTTGGACCGAGTACGGGAAGCAGCAGAAGCTTCCGTCAGGGTCACATGGTTTGTGCCAAATGCCATTTGAATTTACCTCTAGGCGTTAGTTAACAATGCGGCCCTCCGAATACGCCCTGAGGATGTCATCGCCATGCGCAGCAAGGTAGCGTTCCGCGTCGGGATCGCCCTGCCTAGCACGGACTCTGACAGACTCCAACTTGGATCGGGAGTACTTCTCGACCGGAGTCGGAGAAGCCCCGCCAGAGGACTCTAGTGCGGCTTCCCTGACGGCTGTCTTTCGGACTTGCTTCGTCTGGGTAGCACGGACACTTGCGAGTTCAGCGTACGTAGAGAACAGTTCGTCTGCAGCATCGAAGTCCCCAGAGTCCGCCACTTGCGCCTGCTTTACCCTGTAGGGAGACTGCTTGATCCACTCAATAAAAGTCGGATCTTGCACGGTCTTCTGCCATTCGGGATGCTTGCGCTCAAAGGTTGCCCGAGCCTCGGCCGCTTGCGACCTACGCTCTGCTTCCTGTAGCTTTCTCTCAAGTTCCTCAATGCGAGACTGCGACTCTTCGCGGACTACCCGACGGACTGCGCCGTCAGCGTTTTCGTAGATTTCGTCTACAGTCACCGGCTTCTTTTCAGGCGCCGGCTTGGCGGGCTCCGAAGTCTTGTTCTGCAACTCAAGGAGAGTCTCGAACGTTTTGCGCAACTGCCCATACTCGTTGGCCTGACGGCCCTGCAGCGACTCAAGTTCAACGTAGGCCCGGGCAATCTCCTCAGCAGACTTACCCTTGAACCGTTCTGGAATCTGAACCTGCTCCCTGCGATCTTCTGTGGCGGTTGCCGCCTCGTCGATCTCGTCTTCGAGATCCTGCTTCACATAGTCTTCGTACTTTGCCATTGTCAACTCCTCAAAGTGGGTCGCCTAGCGGCGATTGTCCCGTTAAAGTCCCCGTACCGGATGCCGTATTCTCGGGGGCTACTTCTTCTCCCAGTCACCGCCGTAACGACGGTTGTTGGAGTCCCAATCCTTGCCGGTATTCTTCCTCGTCTGGGTCTTTCCCCAACGGTCCCAAGCCGTCGGAAACCCGGGATCGAGTCCCATACCAGCATAGTCTAGCGCGACAGGCTGAACCGCCAGTTCGGCCGGTTCGCCACAGATCCCGCATTCGGTGGGATCGTGCCTCTCGCTCACTTTCCGTAGCTCCTCGGTCGAGTGACCGTGGGAGCATTCGTACACGTAGAAGGGCATTACTCTTCTTCCTGATCTTCTTCGTACTGAGCCTTGAGCATGGCCATGGCCTGCTCCAGACTGATGATGATCGAAAGCTGAGTCGCCTCGCCTCTCATGAAGTACACGTCTTCGATGTTCTTCGCCTGCAGGGCGGCCGACTCACGGTCGCGGATTGCCGACTCTGCGTCCTTGACCATGCGCCGCCACCCGTTGGTGGCAAACATTTCCTCGAAGTCGTTGAAAAACTGATCATCCATTACTAGACCTCCTTAGTGTCTCTGCCCCCCGGCCGCTGGCCTAGCGGCATTCGGGAGGACTTCGGTTGGGCAGACCTTCTAATGGCTACGTAGAGCCAAAGCGGCGGGCGCCCATTCCCGCCGCCAACACAGTCTTACTCGGCCTTCTTGGGCTTAGCCTTGGCCTTGATGCGCTCCTTCTCCAGATCCATGTCGATCTTGCGGTTCTGCACCATCAACTGGGCCTTGCTGATCCGAGCCTGCTCGGCGCCGATGGCGGCGTTCGCGGCCTGAATCTCGACGTTGTCGTCGACGTACTCGGCCTGCGTCGCGGCCAGCAGGGCGCGGGCCTGAGCATACTGAGCCTCGGCCTGCAGCTTGGTGACGGTCGCCTGCTTCTCAGCAAGCTCCAACTGCGCCATCTGCATCTGAAGCTGCTGCATCATCTGCTGCTGCTGTTGCTGCTCTTCGGACGGCGGGGCCAGCATGGCCTCAATCGCCGCCTTCAGTTCCTTCTTCTCGGCACTCGCGGTGTTGTCGAACAGGGCCTTGAGGAGGATACCATGGGCTGGGCTCTCAGGCGGGACGTAGCCGAGCATGCTTACTAGCTGGGCATTCTCCACTTCTTTGGCCATGATTCCCATCGCAGCCCTGACGACAAACTTGTAGTCCTTCGGGTAGCGAGCCGGGTCGAACTGCATGTACCGCCACAGCATGCGGCGGAGGAGCGGGTTCATGTACTGGCGCTCGATGTTCTGCATCGTGCGCTTGGCGCGCTTGAGGAACGACGCCTGCAGCATGGACATGCCGGAGGCGGTCTCGTTGCGCCGGTTGGTACCGAGCGGGGTGGCGGAGTCCATGGCGCCGGTCCCCATCTGCACCATCCGCTCAAGGTCGCCGCTCTGCTGGAACGTGAGGGCAAGGCCCTGAGGATTGAAGCCCACAGGCTCCATGACCTCAGAGGGGCGTCCCCTCATCATGAAGATCTTGCCCGGGCGGACCCGGAGGTCGGGGTTCCTGCCGAGGCGAGTGACGTCCGCGCCCATCATCGGGGCGGTAATGAGCGCAAGGGCGTCGGCCCTAGCGCGGAGTTCGGTGTCGAGCGCCTTCTGGGGGTTGTACCCCTTCTCCGTCACACCACGGCCCCAGAACTCACCCGGAACGGTGTCGTGCTGGTAGGAGACGAACGGACGGTCCTTCATCTTGTAGGGGCTCGGGATGGCCCGCAGGACGTCGTTGTCGTTGGCGATAGTGACGATGGCCTCGACCATCTCTTCGCCTTCGCCGCCCGGCAGGTACTTGGCCGGGATCTTGCCGCAGAACTCAGTGATGAGGACCGCGTTGTCGCGGGTATCCACCTTGGCGGCGATGCCCGTACCCGTGCTGTCGCCCCGCTCCCCTGCGTAGGGGTGGAGGTCAACGAAGCGGTAGACGGGCTCGCTCCCCAGCATCTTCGCCTCGACGACGTGCTTGGGCTTGACGATGTCGTGGCCGCAGTACTCCGCCTCGTCAATCGTGGTCGCGGAGGGGTCAATGAAGAACTCGTCGGGGCGGACAGCCTCAAGCGGCACAAAGAGCCGCTCGTCGATGGACACGTCGCCTTGGTCATTGATCGTCTTCTGCTGGCGCAGATCGACGTGAATCTTGGTGATGCCGGTGCCGTAGATGGCCCCCAGCAGGAAGGTGCGGGACATGGCGTCCTTGGCGCCCGAGAGGTCGATGTCCTCCATCAGGTTGTCCCTGACTACGAGGGCGTCGTCCTTCTGTTCGTCAGCGAGATCGTCCTCGATGTCGAACCAAGCCTCGCGCCCGAAGACTGCCTCTTCGATCTCGGAGACCGTCATCTCGATGGCCTGCGACAGGGCGGGGCTGATAAGTCTGCTGCGCTCGCTATCGTACGCCTTGTCCTCGGACTTCCAGAAGCCACGCCACAGACGGGTGTACTCCTTCCACCGATCCCCGTACAGCATGTCACGGGCTTCCCGTGCCCTCTTGGCACGAGACGTGACCCACTCCACAAGGAGTGAGTCGGTGTTGATCTTGGGGTCTGTGCTTTCCGACCGGCCCTGCCAGTCGTTGTCGCCCATGGCATTAGGAAGCATCTGGGTTCCTTACAAAAGTGATGCAGGCGTAGACTGCGTCGCGGCCGTTGAACTTGCCTGTGTCCACCGCTCGGGTGACGACGGCGCCTTGCGCCTCAAACCTATCCTTCCACCAAGCCGCCTCTTTCTGGATCAGGTGGGCGTCTCGTCCGTCCTTCAGCCGCAGCTGGGCGGGGAAGTTGGCGATGTGGTGGTAGCCAACCTTGTCCGTCAGGCGGACTAGGGTGGCGATGACCTCGTCGATCTCTTCGTAGGGGATGTGCTCAAGGACATCCGTGCTGACCGTGGCGTCAAAGGTGCGGGTCGGCAGGACGTCAATCCCCGGGATGGCCGGGTCGTAGGAGGTCACTTGGTACTTGGTCGCCAGCCGCTTGCCCAGCATTTGGGCGCCTGCTCCAAAGTCCAGTACCGAGGAGACGTTGTGGCCCTCTAGGGCCTCAAGCACGAACTTGACCTTGTGGTGGCCCGCCGCCCCGTAGTGGGCGGAGGCGTGGTGCTTTCGGTAGAAGTCGATCAGTTCTTCTGACATATCAATAGCCGGATACGAGGTCGAGGGGCTGCCAGTTGTCTATTACATCCGGGCCATCGAACCACGGGTCGGCCATTTGATCAATGTAGGCGACTGCGTCGATGAGGTCGTCGTGAGTGAGGGGTGAGGGGAAGTCCTCTGCTTGCTCGATGAAGTCCTTGTTCCAAGGGCCCTCAAGCAGCTGGAGCCGTCCCTTCTCCGCCCGGCCCTGAAGGGCCCAAGCGATACGGTCGGTCTTCCGCTTGTTGCCGTGAGACAACTCAAAGACCTCGAAGAAGGTCCCAAGGCGGACCATCTCGTCGTTGAGGTACGGCGTGACGGCGTTCTTGGCCATGCCCTTCTCGATCCCAAGTCGTACGGGACGGTAGTCACGGAATGCCTTGACTATCCGAAGGGCGGTCTCTCGGGTATCCCACTGGCCGTGGATGATGTCTTCGATGCACCACCCCCCGGCGTGGGAGGCTACTACCGCTATCGCGTGCTCGTCCAGCTTCTTGATTCGCCTTCCACCTTCGGTGGACTCAAAGCCGGCCAAGTCAACAGCGATATAGCGGTCGCAGGGGAACGGGACTGCGCTGACCACAGGGAGCATGTCGCGCGTGAGCAGTACTCCGGCTCCACCCTCGAAACTAGCCTCCATCTCCTGCCTGAATCGGTCGGCCGACATGCGTTGACGCGCGGCCTCGATCTCTTTCTTTGGCAGATGTGGGTTATCGGTGGAGTGGAAGTGCCAAGACTTCCAGTCTGGATCTCCGGAGAGGCCCTTGATGTACAACTCCCAAAAGTGATTCTTTCCGTCAGGAGTCCCGATGAACATGGCCCCGCCCTCAACTCGGGCTAGGGCCGGAAGGATGATGGTCTCCCAGACCTCCTCCTTCATGAAGGCGTACTCGTCGAGTACTACGTACGAGAGACCGACGCCTCGGAGGGAATCTGGCCGATCCGCTCCCTTGAGGGAGATCCTGCGGCCGTTCACCAACACGAGTTCGCCGGTGTTTTCGTACTTCTGGGCGATGAGCGAGGCCCCGATCTTCTTGAGAAGGGGCCACATGATCTTCTTACCCTGCTCGAAGGTGGGTGCTACGTAGTAGACCTCCTCCAAGCCAAGATCGACCTCCACCCCGTCAGAGCGGATCTTCTTAGTCTTGGCCCCCTCTACAAAGAGGAGGGCCCCGGCTAGGAAGCTTTTGCCGAAGCGACGCCCCGCCGCACATACTTTGAAGCGTGTGGGGTCGTGGAACACTTCGGCCTGACGGGCATGGAGGGTTATTTCCAAGAGTTAGCAGTCTTTGCCGCGCTTCTCGGACTGGGTCTGGCCGGACGGGCTAGAAGCCGTCGGCTTGGGGGCTGCCGTGTAGGGGCTCTTCGGCGACAGGCCAGTAACCTTGGTGCCGGGGCCAGTCTGGGCAGCGTCGCTGGTCTGCTTCGCATCAGCCATTGTGGTCTTCCTCTTCGTTTGAAATTTCCGAAACCTCAGCGTCGACAATTGTAACGTGACGAATTTCGGGTGGGTGGTCAGATCGGATGACGATCTCGGGTACAGCCCCGGACGGGGTGTTCTGGTCGAACCCTGACTTGGACATGACTGCCTGCCACACGAGCTTGCGGCAAGCAAAGTCCCCTTCAAGGGCGTCGTTGATGATGTCGTTACAGACCTGCATCATGCGGTCTGCGTTCTGGGTCCGGATAGCCTCCTCGGTCATCAATTTGAGGAGGGTGATCTTGTTCTTGGAGCCCTTAGGGCGACCCCCCTTCGGGCGGTCTAGCGGGTACTCCTCCGCCTTCACGAGGTCATTCAGGGTTCTCTCCTTAAAAAAGACCGGGGCCGCCGTGGCGCAGCCCCGAATGTCTCTGGCGTTTCCTGCGGGCGCAGCTAGCCATTGTTGTCCGCGCCTTACCATGGGGCTCCTCGTCGGCTGACTCCTCACCCGGTAAGTCGCGGGGGCCTCACCCCCCAAGGGTGAAGGCCCTAGCTCGCGCTTCGGCGCTACGAGCTTCGGGCTCTTCGCGAGCGCCTCAGCGCTCGCTAGAAATGAGAGCCTCTCATATACTCTGCATCGGGAAGGGCGGTTTGTCCCGCCCTTGTGAAATTCCATTCGGGGTTTCTTAGGTATTTCAAGTACTTAGCGGACCCCCCTTTGAGGGGGTGTCCGAGCTACTTTCTAAGTATTTTACTCCATAGCGCAGTCCTCCGTACGCCCCGTATAGGGCCCTAGGGGGCCCCTCGCCGTACCCTACAGAGGACCCCTTCCTCTGTACCTCCTACCCCGTAGGGGCGCTCTCCGGCGTCCTGCGGACTGCGCTTTCCCCTCCCCCCTGCTGGGGGGTCGGCCTGGATTTTCTCCTCCCCTGTACGAGTGCGGGCGCTCTAGCTCACGCCGCTGTGTCACAGGGGGGTACCCCCGGGTCGCGCCTGTCCGCGTGGCGGTCACGCGTTGGCATGATAGTTGCATCGGGCGCCGCAGCGCACAATGGCACGTATTTTGCAAGTGAGCCTAGCGAGCGACAGGTGATGCTCTGATATACTTGACTACAACACCGCATATACGTATAATCCACGATACAACCTTGTATGTACAAGGCGCCTAATCGGGGCGACTGAAACCGACCCTTTGACGGACGCGCCGCGTCCGCTGCCCGACTGGCAGCCGCCCCTCCGGGGGCGCAGGGTGAACCACGGGAACCGACGCCACGGGGCGAGGGTTCGACAGGGGAAGCTAGCGCGAACCCGCTAGCGAGGCGCGGAGACCACAGGAACCGCACCGACAAGAGGCGACGCCAAGAGGCGCCAGCGGCAAGCGGCACCGCATCTAACCAACCATTGGAGACATTGCGTCATGACTACTGAAACCAAGTTAAACGTCACCGTCCGTAACCTGCTGGCGTCGGCCGCGCTCGCAACTGTGAAGGCGTCCGCAGCCGTGCAAGAGGCGCAGGAGCGCGCTAAAGGCGCCTATGCGCTGTTCGTGGATGGTGCCATCGCGGCGGGCGATCCTGCCGTGCTAGAGGCGGCCGCAGATGACCTGTTCACCGAGATTCGCACTACCGGCAAGGTCAAGGATGCCAGGGGGCGCTCGCACAGCATCGGGGCGAAGCCGAACAAGGATGGAACGGGATTCCTAGTCCCGTCGTCCGTGTCCGCTGCCAAGTCCTACATGCTCGACGCCATGACGCGCAGCATACCGCTGACCGAGGATGGCAAGGCGCGGACATTCGGGGCGATCCGCAAGGATGTCCAGACTGCCAAACAATCCGAGCGTGAAGCGACAGCTACGGGCGATGAGGCGCTCCGGCTGCGGGCAGCCAAGCTGCTGGCGATCCTGTCCGATCAGGTTGCCGAGCGTAAAGGAGAGGCGCTCGCCCGCACGTGCAAGGCGATAGATGCCATGTTCAAATCGGCGCAGGTCGGAGAAAAGACCGACACCAAGCCCGAAACCAAGGGGGCGGCGATTGCAGCCGCCGCGTGAT